TCACGCAATGCTGCTGTAGCACCACGCTTGGCTGCACGATCTAGCATATCTTCTAGTTCTTCTGGTGTCATATCAAGATACTTTTATACAAATCCAGTTTCCAGGATTGCCTCCACTAACACCGCCCATTCCTACGCCAGTGTATTGAGTGCTTCCATTTTGGTAGTAGTACCCCCAAGTATTACCAATACCATTTACAAGTCTATCATTACCATTGTTGTTTTTGTAAATAAACACATTGCTACCACCACCTGCAGATTGAAATAGGTAGTTAGTATTTGCTTCAAGGGTTGCTTGAAGGTAATCAGTAGCTGCTCCTACCCCAGTACCTGCACCCACGACTTGTCCTGTAGATTGACCACTACCACTACTTGTACTAGCAGACGTTATGCCTGTAACGTGTCCATATGTATCTAACGTAATATCCTGTATAAAAGTTGAACCACTATTGTTTACAGAAGATTGTGATGAAGTGTCTGAGTGGCTTATCGTAATTGTTTCAGCACTTCCTTGGTTAGTGGTAAAGTTACCACCGCCTGTCATACCACTACCTGCACTTATTGTAATTGTAGCATCGTTTGCAGAAGTAGCAGAGTTTGTAATGACACCAGTAGAAGAGTTATATGATATACCTGAACCTGCAGATAAAGCACCTCTTGCACGTGCGTTAGTAAAGTATAGGTTAGAAGAACCCTCTGATAAACTATCTGTGTCATGGTTGGCAATAGAAGACACAGTACCAGTCACGTTACCAGTTACGTTACCTGTGAGGTTTCCTGTCACATCTCCTGTGACATCACCAGTTAAATCTCCTGTTACATTACCATGAACCCTTGATACATTTAAGGCTTTGTTCATGTTCCAACGATCATCAGAGTTTGTATATGTAAATGTTGCGTTGGCTCCACCTACAGTAAGACCGCCAGTATTAGCAGCAGCAGAACTACCTGCACCACTTGCGACTGTTATGTTAAGATCTGCGACATCTACAGTAGTAGAGTTAACAGTAGTTGTTGTACCTTGAACAGTTAGGTTACCTGTAACTGTAGCATTACCACCAATAGATACGTTACCTGTGGTTGTGATTGCATCAATGTATCCATGTGACCAGTAGTTAGATGAATCACCTATTGTGTAAGTGCTGTCTGCACTAGGTATCAAGTTAGATGCTATGTCTGCGTTAAATGTAACTGTATCTGTAGCAGCGTTACCTAACACAGTGTTTCCATTTGCTGTAAGTACACCAGACACGTTTACGGTAGCAAGGCTACTAGTGCCAGTAGATGTAACATTACCTGTTAGATCGCCTGTAACATCACCAGTTAAATCTCCTGTCACACCACCGTTAGCGGTAAGCGCACCTGTCATAGTAGTTGCACCAGTTACAGCAAGCGTACCTGCTATGGCTGTGTTACCAGTAGTATCAGCTACAGTAAATTTGTTGGTGTCCATAGTTAGTCCACCGTTTAGAGCAGTAGCACCTGTGACAGTTAGTGCGTCACTTAATGTGGTAGCACCTGAAGCTGCAAGAGTTGTAAATGCACCTGTGCTTGCAGAGTTTGCACCAATAGGTGTACCATCAATAGCACCTGCATCAATATCAACTTCATCTAAGTATGCTACACCATTGATATAAATATCTTTCCATTGCTGTCCTGAACTTCCTAGATCATATGTGTTGTCATCATCAGGAATGATGTTACTATCAATGTCTGCACCGAAAGAAACTGTGTCAGTAGCTGCATCACCAAATGTAAGATTACCATTGATTGTTGCATTACCTGTTACAGTTAGGTTGCCTCCAATGGTTGCGTTACGTCCAAGGTGAAGATCTCGCCATTGTCTTGTAGTTTTACCTAGATCAATCAGGTTGTCTACTTTAGGAAAGACTGCACTAGCCTCTACTTCTAATTCATTAGATCCACCTAACTTAGTTACAGGCGCACCACCGCCAGTAGTTCCATCATGGTTGTGACCTGTTGTTGCATTAAAGGCATTTACAATGGCATTGTATTCATCGTTGAACAAATCGGCATCAATAGGGTTGCCGTCAGCTAACTGCCCTGTAGTATCCTGTCTAACATATCCTGTTGGCATAGTTTATTTCCTTATTGTCTGTCGTTTGTTTTGTATTCTAACATAGCAGTATCTAATGTAAAGCTTGGATTTGTTGAGTTGTCCTGTATTCTTAATGAAACAGTCTTCCCTGAACCTATGATATTTACTGGATAAATTTTATCTATAAGAGAACCAAACTTGTGACCAAAAGCCGAACCGAACTGAAAGCCTTGGTTAAAGAAAGCTACAGATCCTGCACTAGTTACAATGTTTATAGTATCTGGTTGTAGTATACTGTTTCTTGTATTTGATTCAAAGTCAAACTTTAAGTTAAAGTCTAAGTCTATTGTACCAAATGGGTCAATAAACCAAACAGCTTTGTAAAAAGTTTTTCTTATTCCTGGATCGTTTATAGGCATGAAAGCTGATTGGAACACAGCGTTTATCTTAGCCTCGTCAAACTTGCTACCGCTTTCACCTTTATATACATACCCATCATTGTTTGCAAATGCTAAAGTTTCTACTGAACCTTCATACACACTGTCTGCAACAAAAGCTTTTATACCTTTACAAGTTGACCACTCAATTCCTGCAGATCCTTGGGTTGTAACTTTTGTAGCTATCAAACCTTCAGAGGAAGCCTCCCTCCTACTGCCAAGGTAAGAGAATATTCTATACTGAGATTTACCTCTAAGTATGTGAGAACAAAATGTAGACTCTCCACCAACAAAATCTAGAAAGGTTTCTTTTATTTTATCAGACGCAACATCTAGAGCAAAGTCTCCAATACGATCAGTAGCACCTAACTGTCTAATACCATCAGGAGATAAGTACATGATGTCACCACCAACTTCCTGTACAGTATCTTTATCAATACATCCTATCTTTTCTGTTACAGACTGAAGTTGAAAGTCTGCTGAAGTATTACCTACTAGCCTACTTATAGTGTCACTTGTAAAAATAACTAGCTGCTCACGAAAGACTGCCATGCCTGTAATGTCGTGGGCTAAACTTATACTACCTGCACCATCTGCTACAGAAAAGTTATCTACCGTAAAAGGTGCTGTAAAATATACTGTATTACCTTTTGAGTAGAAAGCTGTGCGCTTAAATACAACTACGTTATCTGCACCCTCTACATCTGTATTTATGTTAGTACTAGATGATGATAAGAAAGAAGTGTAGTTACCATTCTGATTGTATATGGCAGGATAACTTTTACCATCTACAAACACTACCTTATCATCTCCGTCAAAGTTATACGAAGCGTGTTTTACTTTAAGGCCGTTTGTATTGTTACTTACTGCTACAGTTGTGCTTCCATTAGAAGCAACCATAGGAGTCCAAGTAGTTCCTGTACCAACATAGTATGCAGTTTTACCTACGTCTGCATTTGTAAAAGCAAAAGTAGTTAAACGTGTTAGTACCCAGTTAGTAGATGCACTACCTACTGTCGTAACTTGGTATATACCATTCTGTGCTGTAGTTGTTTGTGCGTTTACTAGTATCTTACTACCTGCAGCATAGGCATTACCACTGATAGCAAAAGCAGCTTGAGTACCTGCGTTGGTCAATGTACCTGCACTGCTATCAAAGGTAGCATTTAGATTTGATCCAGTTGCAGCAGCAGCAGTGTGTGACTGATCTAAAAAAGTATTAGCAACAGCATTTGAATCTATCTTACGTGCAGCTAGTATACGTGTAGATGAGATAACTTTCAAGCCTAAAATTTCAGCTTCACCGGGAACTTGCGAGGTGCTGAACTTTGTATAGCCTAGTATCTTGCTGTAGCCCCCTTCTTTGTTAACCTCAAAGTTAGTTAACTGAAAAGCAGAACCTATAGCATTAGTACCTTGCTGAAGCAAGCTCATGTTTGAGATTAGTCCACCCTTAAACTCAACATTAAAAGTTTGCCATTGTGTTGCCATTAGAAAGCTACTCTTCTGTCTCTTACTGAATCAGTACGATTTATGTGTATACTTCTTAGATACTTTATACCGTTTTCGAAATCCTGCTTTGCCATCTGCGCCATCTGTGTATCAGATCTAAACTGATATATTAAACCCATAGCACCTGCTACAATGATATGTCTGTATGCCTCTGGTAAAGTAGGAACATCGTTATGTAATTCCATATCATACCCAAGTCTGTAGTATTCGTATACTAACTCATAGGCTTTGTCAGGTTCAGGTGTTACTATAAGTTCACGACTTGGCGCACGAACTATAAATCTAGGTAAACCTCTATTGCTTGTACCACTATCATATTCTTGGTCTACATATTTTTCTAGATATTCTTCGTAGCTTAACTTCTTTAGGTATTCAGTGCCGTTACCAAATGTATCATTTCTTTTTATCCTAAAGGTTTCCATGTCTATGGTTTTTGCATCTTCAGGAAAAGGGTAACGACTTGTACCTGCAGTAAGAGTTAGTTCTTCTTCTACATGGTTCCAAGGCCATTCATACTCTTCTTGATTGATGTGCCTTATCGCAGTATTTACTGAGTCTTTTACAAAACTATAGTAACCTGTTGTAGCGGCAAAGTTAGTAGTTGTTAGTGCTACTTCATTTAATCTTTTGTTACAGTCGTTTACTAAGCCTAGGTAATCGTATGCCATCTTACTTCTCTCTGACCGTTAGGTAAATTGTTCTATCGTAAGTATTACCTGCAGCAGTAGTTATCTGACAAGTAATTTTATATCTGGTTCCAGTTACACCTGCTGAAAATCTAACAGTTGCAACAGTGCTTGTATTTGTTGGTTGTACCAAAAGTAAAGCGTTTGATGAATCACCAGAGTAAGACTGTGAATCTGTTAATGTTTCACCATTAACTTTCCAAGTTACACCGTCATTTATAATAGTGTCAGTACCTAAGAAGCGTGACCAATCTACGCTGTAATCTACTACTTCATCTGGGTCATGGTTAGGCCATTTGTACGCCATGTTACTTCCTTAATAGTTACTTACTTTTCGAATGTACACAGTACGATTTGCATAAGGTACAATGTTCACACATCGTTCTCTACTAAAGTCTGTGTTTAGATATACTACGTTATTAGAATAGATACCACCGTTTAAGTTTGTATCAGAGTTAACAGCCGCAATTCCTGTTGCTGATACACCTGTAAGTGTTAAACTACCTTGAGCGTCTTCATCTTCAAATTCATTTACTGTTAAATCTAAACGTGCTGACGCTGAACTTAGTGTTATGTTTGCTTCTGCGTCAAAACCTACGCCACTTGCAAATGTACCACTAACTCCTGTAGGTGTTTGATTAGCCTTACCATTTGCGGTAGTTGCACTTATTGCAGATGTAGCACTTGTACCTGATACACTGCTGTTACCTTTTGCTTGTGCATTTCCTGCAGGAAGATTTACTGCACCAGTACCAACAACAGAAGCTAGAGTGTCTACTCTACCGATACCCTGTGGCCCGGTTGAATCATCAGCAGTCATGGTTGCAGTAACAGCAGGTAGTGTTACTGAAGCTTTAGCTATAAAGGTAAATGTACCTAGAGAAAAGGTAGACTGCGATCCACCTGTAATATAAGCAGTAGCTTCAGAGGATGTTACTGCCTGTGCAAACGGTGTTTCAGAGAGAGCGGAAAAACCTAACATGATCTACCAAACTGTTTCGTCACTAGTAATTTTTGTAAACGGACGTGCTGTGTAATCTCTATTCTTGCAATGATACTTGTCATTGTCTCCGTTATTAGCAGATTTAATCTGGCCTCCATTTCTCCACGGTTCAAACGGATAAGGTTTTCTAGGCCATACAATTTGATGTAGCATACCCGGCTGCTCATCAGGAACTGCATTGAGGTTAGCACGATATTCAGCCACTTCATCGTTGTCTTCAATTAGACCTTGCTCTATACATTTATCTAATGCCTTGAGCAAAGTTTTTCTATGTTCGTCAACATGACTTGTGACTTCAAAATATTCACCGGGTACTAAATGATCATCTTCCATCAGCTTAACCTATATGCTTCTACATAAAAATCTCTAAGTTGACTAATATATTCTAAGTAATCGTCTACTTTCTTCATCCAATTTTTCTCTATTGCAGGATGTATGATACCTGATTTAGGGGATGCAAAAGTTTTATTAGCCCACTCTACTGGGTTGGGGTGGCTATACAAATAGTAGTTGATATGTCCGAAAGATGTGGTGTGTCTATTTTGTAACAAATCAATGTGACCAACTTCTTTATTAAGAATGTACGCAGTTAAAGCACTTTCGGAAATCATAGTGGAGTAAATAAAATCTGAGTCTTTAATTAACTCAAACAAATCAGAGTATTTATCTGCAAAGTTTATACCACCAAGATACTCATCTAACTCTTCGTATTCTTTGGTGTAAGATACAGGATGTCTTTTAAATAAAACATTCTCACGTCCATGTTTATTTAAGATGTGTTGTATCTTTCCTACACAACAATGTTTCTTTATTTTATTTGTACCGGGCAAAACTACTAAAGCTTCTTTAGCATCTGAAGCTTTTTTTATTTTAAAGTCATACTTACTAAACGTTTGTTCTTTCTCTATTTTATTTTTGATCCAATCAATATGGCCTACTGGTTTTATTGTATCTGCATAAGCGTCTGCCATTTGACGTAAAGACTGTTCAAATGACATAGGGTGTAGCATTAGAAAACCTGCAAAGGTTGTATAGTTTACAGTTTTAAAGTATAACTCTTCTGCTGCTGTACAATCGTAAGCTAGTTCTATTCCTTTGTACGGAAATTTACTTTGTATATATTCTTCAACTTCAACTAGGTGTGACATCTTGGAATGCCACCCTATAGTAGTTGTACCTTGTTTAAATTCTTCTGTTGATTTACTAGCTCCAGAAATACTTTTTGCATGTGCGCTATCTAAATTGTCGCTAACATTTGTATCTTTAGGCATAAAAGTTTGTTGTCCTTGATGTCGATCTAGATGTGTTAAACGTGGTAGTAGTACTTTTTGATGTGTTAAACGTGGTAGTAGTACTGTGTGAAGTATTATAGGTTGTAGTAGTACTATGTGATGTGTTAAACGTTGTTGTTGTTGAGTGTGACGTACCAAACGTTGTTGTTGTTGAACGTGATGTATTAAAGTAAGTTGTATAGCTAGTAGTATAACTACTTGGCCCGGATCTACTTATATACCAAAACTTATATCCGTCATTCGTTTGAGACTGATATGCTCCTCTGTAATATGTGTAAGGGGCATAATAAATTTGGGTGTACTGGTGTCCTCCTGTATAGGGTGAATAAAATGATCCTGCCCATTTGAACATCACGTATGACCAAGGGGCTGACATCCAGTAATATTGTAGATAGTTAGACCAAGTTCCAGTATTTGGAGATTGAAAAGTTTGAGTACTGGTTGTATGTGAAGTACCTCTTGAAGTACCATAAGTTGTAGTTGTTGATCTAGATGTGTTATAAGATGTTGTAGTTGATCTACTAGTAGCGTATGTTGTCGTTGTTGAATGGCTAGTAGAGTAGGTTGTCGTAGTTGACTGACTAGTAGCAAATGTAGTTGTAAATGTAGAGGACGTACTAAACGTTGTATCAAACGTAGTAGTAAACTCTTTTATTCCATTTATAAACCAAGAGGACATTAAGCAAAGTCTCCAATGTAATTTACTAGTATGTTTGAACTATCTAACACATAGTATGATAACACACTTACTTCATTTGCGCCAGTACTTTGTACAATAGATGCACCGTTAACTGGTGTTTTACATTCTGAAGGTAGAGTAAAAGTCCTACCCCCTGTACCATCCTGTACAAATATTATATTACCAAAACGTCCTGCATCCTTGTTTGAGAATGCAAAGGTTGTGTTGGCTGTCATATTTACTTTAAAGTTGTTAGCAGCAGAGAGATCTATGGTAACTGTACTACCACTACCTGCTACAGTATCTTGATCATGACGTAAGCCACCTGTCATAGTACCACCTGCTAGAGGAACTTTTGCGTCTAGCTGTGTCTGTACATTTGAAGTTACACCATCTACGTAGTTTAGTTCTGCTGTGGTAGCAGTTACACCATCCATAAGGTTTAGTTCAGTAGCAGTTGCTGTAACACCGTCAAGGATATTTAGTTCAGCCGTAGTTGCTGTAACACCGTCTAATATATTTAACTCTGCAGCCGTAGAAGTTACACCGTCAAGAATATTTAACTCAGCTACAGTAGAAGTTAGTGTGCTAAAGTCTTTGCCGCTATATACAGTACCGCCCATACCTGAATGGTTTGAACAATAGTAGTACAAAGTATCTGGTGCATCTTGCTCAAGAGTTACCTGAGTGTAGGCTCCTGACGAACCCGGAGTTCCGACAGTGGTGACTCCTGTGGTGAAAGCTGAACCTGAATTGTGTGTACCGTCTGATGTTGCACTTAGTACTAAAGGATGCGATCCGTTTGATGAGTCTGATTGGTCAAATCTTATAGTAACAGACTTAGGTAGTAATGCTGTTTGTTGTTGTGTTCCATCTAAGTAATACTTACCACCTGATACTGTAACCGCAATAGTGTGATATGGCTGCTTTGTATCTATCTGAGTTTGAATTGCAGATGTAACACCGTCTACGTAATTTAGTTCTGCAGTAGTAGCCGTGACTCCATCCATAATATTGAGTTCTGTAGCCGTAGCTGTTACCCCATCCATGATGTTTAATTCTGCTGTTGTAGCAGTAACACCGTCCATGATATTTAATTCTGCTGTAGTTGCAGTTACACCATCTAGTATGTTTAGCTCTGCAGGTGTTGAAGTAATAGACTGACCGCCTACTTGTAGTGTAGTAGCATTCACCTCACCTGATGACCCATAAACTACAGCTTTATTGTTTACCACAGTACCTGCAGTAGAACCATCGACAAGATTTAATTCTGCTGCTGTTGATGTTACACCATCGAGAATGTTTAATTCTGCAGCAGTTGAGGTAACTCCATCTAGTATGTTAAGTTCTGCTGCTGTGGAAGTAACACCATAAAGTAT